GTCAATACCAGTGAAAGCCCAGCGCTGCGCGTAACTTATTTGAATTTGCGAGCGGAGCTTTGGTTTAAGTTAAAGGCCTGGCTTGAAGCTCGCGACGTGTCGCTGCCGAAGGATGATCATCTGCTGGCTGAGCTGGTGGCCGTTAAATACAAGTTTACGAGCAGCGGCAAGCTACAGATTGAGAGCAAGGATGAGATGCGAAAGCGAGGCCTTTCGAGCCCTGACCGAGCGGATGCTGTTTGTTTAACCTTCGCGGTCGAGGCCGCAACGGTCATCCACGGATCATCGAAGTCGAGCAACTGGGCCAAGCCTATTCGGCGCAATCTAAACCCGGTCTAAGCAGAAAAGTTTCAGCATCTATTTTGAGCGTGAGAAAATTATGTTTCTCGCGTGTACACATCTAGGTGCTCTATGGCTATGACAGACAATCAAAAACCCTATCGTCGCGGTCCCGGTGGCCACAAAGAGGCTGCCGCTGATATCGTCATCATGCTCGGCATGGGCGACAAAAAGAAAAAATCTAAAACCAAATCCAAAAAGAAATAAATGGGTCTTCTTTCCAGCGGAGCTAAGGCGGCTGCTAAGAATGCCGTTTCCGATGCCGGCCTTCTCTCGCCTGGAATTCGTGCGTACCACGGCTCACCTTACAGCTTTGATGAGTTCAGCACGTCCCAGATCGGAACCGGAGAAGGCGCTCAAGCGTATGGTCGTGGATTGTATTTTGCCGAGAGAGAGAAGACGGCTCAGAGTTATCGGGATACATTGTCAGACTCCATGACTTCTGACACGCGGTATATCCTCAATGGCAAAAAGTATAATCGCGGTACGCCAGAATGGAAGGCTTTGGCTACTCTTAAAAATGATGGCGATGAAAAAGCAATGGATTTGGCGAGAATGTATCAGAACGATTACGCCGCCGGAGCAAAATATTTGGAGGATATGGGTGGCGAAGACTTTGTGAACCGTTATGCGGATATGGTTGATAAGGCTCGAAAAGGCCGATCTGGCGATATTTCTAAGGTTCAAGGCTCAATGTACGAGGTCAACATAGCCGCTACACCGGATGAGTTTATCGACTGGGATTTGCCACTTGATGAGCAGTCAGAAAGCGTAATGAACGCGTTGAAGAAGACAGACTGGTATCAGTACGCAGAAGAAGGCGCGTACAATGCTGCGGAGAGTCGAGGCGATAACGCATACGGCATGGATCTTGTTCGATGGCTTGAAGAAGATGGCGCTGAAGATGCGGCTCAAATGCTCAAGGATGCCGGCATCAAGGGCGTCCAATACGCTGACGCACAGACACGGTTTGGCAAAGGTCCAAAGACAAAAAACTTTGTTGTGTACGATGACAAGCTGATCGACATCACCAAGAAGTACGGCATCAGCGTTCCACTAGCTGCAGCAGTCGCTGCAGGCACTATGACGCCAGAACAGGCGCAAGCTGGTTTCCTTACAACACCGGCCAACTTAATTCGGATAGGCATGCTAAAGCCGCAAAGCGCGCAGAACCCTAGCGCGGTCAAGTCGGCAATGACCAAGTACGACAAAGCGATGCGCGATAATAAAGCCTTCCGCTTTCGCGAAAAAATACGAGCTGATGTAGAAAACCAAACACAATCAATCGATATCGGTGAGCGCAACATCCTTGATTTTTCTGACCTTGTTGGCAAGGTCGGTGTTCCTGTTGCTGGCGACACAAGTATTACTGGCAAGATATTACAAACTATTGGCGGTCAAAATTTAGATATGCCAGTAGGAGTGGAGGGCGGAAGTAACTTTGGTTTGCGTTACGCCGACCAGGGCTTTGGCTGGGCATCAATGGAAGATGCCGCAAAGAAAAAGCAAAAAAACTTTGCGCTTGCCGCTGAGCAAACTAACGGTATGCAGCCTGTCGGGATTTTTAATGCTATGGGCAGAGAGGCAGTAAATTTTAGCACGCCGCCTGCCGAGACTATGTTGCAACAAGCTCGCGCACTGCCAATCAAGAAAAGCGATATAAAAGCGTTTGACGATGAGCTGCGCAAATCACGGCCTGATTGGGTTGGCCTTAATCACCCCGGCGCAATGGATCAAATTATGGGTCGCGGTGAATACCCACAGAAAGGCGCTGGCAAGTTGAGGTCTGAGTTTGTTCAAGAAATGTCGAAAGCTCGACATCGTGACGTTGGTTTTCCGATTAAAGAAGACGTGCATTCTGAAATTCTACAGCCGGAAATAGCTGACTTACCGATTGGCAGTTCAGGTTTCAGTATGTTTGATGCGCAGCCTGGCGCAAGTGTCATTAGCGGATCTCCGCATCAGTCTTACGACACAATCATTCCGGGTGAATATATAGGCGGACTCGATGAAAGCGTACCTGCTCGCGTTATGTTCCCAAAGACGTTTGCTGATTTAGACCAGAGAATTAACAAAGCCGGCAAGCCATTTACTGAGCAGCAAAAAACTGGCTCGTTAGTTATGGACCCTAAGCTATATGAGGTTTTTGACGATCAGTGGGCGGACGGCATGTACCAGTATCTGCGAGGCGCCGACAACAAACAAAAAGGCGCCGCAAGCCCCGCAGCCCTAGCAGCAACCGCAGCAACCGGCGCCGGGCTTGTCGGCGCCAATCAGAACGACTACGGCTTAAACCTAGACAATGTTATCGGCATGGCAGACGCAGGCGTTAATGCCGCCGCCGGCATGATTGCGCCTGTTTTATCGGCGCCTGGTGCTGTCGCGAGATACGCCGCCGATCGCTATATCCCGGGCGTTAATTTTAGCGCTGACGATATGGCGAATGCGCGCAAAAACACCGAGTCGTTTTTCGACTATCAGCCAAAAACCCAGCAAGGCCAGCAATTCAGCAACCAAGGCATGCAAGCGCTCGGCGGTTTGCTTGGTCCTGTTGCTAACGCAGCAGATGACAGCTACATCATCAATGCGTTTAAGAAGGGGTTTGGCCTGCTCGATAGAAAAGAGCAGGAACTTTTAAAAGCACTTACTGACATGAGCCCGATATGAGTGATTTAGATTACGACGAAGAAGACGGCTTGCCCGATGTAGGGATGGGCGAAGAGGAGCTTGACTCAGTCGTCCGCCAGGCTATCGAAGACGCTGTTGACTTTATCGACAACACGATAAGCCCTGGGCGAGCTACCGCCGCAGAGTATTACAATGGCGAGCCTTTCGGTAATGAGCAGGAAGGGCGATCGACTGCGATGACAATGGATGTGCGTGATACCGTACAGGCTATGCTGCCAAGTTTAATGCGCATCTTCTGCGGCAGCGACCACGTTGTTGAGTACGCGCCGAATGGCCCTGAAGACCTTGAGGTTGCGAAGCAGGCAACCGATTACGTTAATTACATATTGAATCAGGACCAAGACGAGTCCTATATCTCCATCATGTATCAAACCTTCAAAGATGCCCTGGTTAAGGGCTCTGGGTTTCTGAAATACTATTGGGACGAAAGCGAAGATGTTACATCCTACGACCTCGATGGCCTGGACGACGAAGCATTAGCGACACTTAATTCTGACTCATCGATCGAAGTTGTAAAAATCAAAAGCATGGCGAGCACCGACACGTTCGATTCGCAAGAGCAAGCCGCACTCAATTTGCACAGCGTGACGGTTGTACATCGTCGTTCTGTGGGCAAGGTTAGAGTAGCGGCGGTGCCTCCAGAAGAGATCTTAGTCAGTCGCCACGCTCGCTCCTTTACTGACTCGGATCTCATCGCGCACCGTCGCTACGCTACCGTTTCTGAACTCGTCGCTATGGGCTATGAGTTTGACACGGTTATCGATTATGTGACTGACGACGACGATTTCGAGCTGTCAAACGAGGAGGCGCGCGAGCGTTTACTCAGCAGCCAAGACAGTCGTGATTACTCGACCGATCCATCTCTTCGCCGCGTTCTTTATGTGGAAGCGTATATGCGCTTAGATGTCGATGGTGACGGCGTTGCAGAGCTCAGAAAGATCTGTTGCATGGGACCTAATTACGAGGCCATGAGAAATGATCCTTTCGACGATATTCCATTTTGTCACTTTTGCCCGGACCCTGAGCCCCATGCTTTTTTCGGGACATCGATCGCCGATGTTACGATGGACATACAGCGCATCAAGAGCTCTGTGCTGCGAGCAAGCCTTGACTCGTTAGCTATGTCCACCCATCCCCGGGTTGGCATTGTAGAGGGCCAGGCGAGCTTAGAAGACGTGATGAACGTCGAAGCCGGCGGCATTATTCGTATGCGATCGCCAGGCGCTGTGATCCCTTTCAACTTGCCTTATGTCGGCAAGGAAGCCTTCCCCATGATGCAGTATCTCGACGAGATGCGCGAGAATCGAACGGGGGTAAGCAAGGCTGCAGATGGCTTGGCGCCCGAGGCCTTGCAGTCAAGCACGCTGATGGCGGTGAATCAAACAATCGCGGCTGCCCAGCAGCGCACTGAGCTTATCGCTCGGCTGTTTGCTGAGTCTGGCATGACGAGATTATTCAAAGGGATTCTTCGCCTAATCATTCAGCACCAAGATCGTCCGCGCATGATTCGTCTGCGGAATGACTTTGTGCAGATGTCGCCAGACGTTTGGAATGCTGATATGGACGTGGTGAGCAATGTTGCCCTGGGCCGAGGCGGCGATCAGGAGCGAATGGGTATGCTCCAGCAAATATCGCAAAAGCAAGAAATGATTATGCAGCAAATGGGGCCAGATAATCCATTGGTCAATGCGCAGAACTATTATTCGACGATGACCGCGATGCTTGAGCTTGCAGGCTTTAAAGACATCAATCGATTCTTTTCTGATCCTGCGCAGTACCAGGCACCACCTCCACAAGAGCCACCACCTGATCCGAATCAGGCCTTGATCGAAGTGCAGATGCAATCGATTCAGGCTGACATCCAGAAGAAGCAGGCAGAGCTTGAGCTCGATCGCGAGAAGATGATTCGCGAGGACGATCGACGGCGTGATCGTGATGAGGCGGACGTGCTGCTAAAAGCAGCAGAGCTTACCGCACGGTACGGCGCCCAGGTCGATGTCGCTCAAATCAGGTCAAACACGGAGCGAGACAGAGAATTAATGAGGCAAATGGCGAGCGTGAATAATGGGCAAAACAGACCACCAATATCTTGAAAATCTTCAGCGAATGTTCGACGAGCCGGACTTCGCGGAGATGGTTGGCAGGGTAAAGCTAGAACTTTTTGATCAGTGGCAGCGTGAGCGGAAACTCGATAATCGAGAGAAGATTCACGCAAAAATGGAAGCAATCGACCACCTGGTAGGTGCCATGAGATCGGCCGCAGACTCGATTGCTTTCGATAAAAAAAGGAGCAGGTAATTTATGAGTGATAGAATAGAAGGTGAAGACGGCGCTACATATGGCCTGTCTGATGCGCAAAGTGCAATAGCAGATTTTCTCGCACCCCAAGAGGACAATGCGGGGCGTTTGCAAGAGCAAGTTGACGAGTCCGATGAGGGCGAGGCTGACTTTGACGAGGATGAGTATGCGGAAGACGCGCTCGAATCAGACGAAGAAGAAGCCGAACTGGATGATGATGAATACGAGTCGGAAGAAGAAGACTCCGGCCCCGCTGAGACTTTCACTGTAAAGGTAAATGGTGAAGAAGTATCGGTCGGGTTAGATGAACTTTTGGGCGGCTACTCACGTCAGGCAGATTACACGCGTAAATCGCAAGCATTATCGGAGGAGCGAAAAAGCTTCGAGCAAGACCGTGATGCGATAAATTTAGAGCGGCAGCAATATTCGCAATTATTGGGAGCGCTGCAGAATCAGTTAAGTGGAATGGATGAGCAGGCACCGGACTTCGATCGGATGTATGACGAAGATCCAATAGAGGCGGCTCGTTTAGAACGACAATGGACTAAGCAGCAAAAAAGCAAGCATGAAAAACTGCAGGCTATACATCTGGAGCAACAGCGGGTATCGCAAGCTAACCAGCAGTATCAGACCGAGCAGATTCAGCAAGTTTTAGCGCAAGAGGTGGCGATGCTACCTGACGTGATACCAGAGTGGCGGAACGAAGAGTTAGCCGCTCGGGAGCGCGAAGAGCTGCGAGCGTATCTGATCGAATCGGGCGTGGCGGAAGAAGAGCTGCAAGCGTTGGTCAGAGCTAACCATATTAAAGTTTTGCGCAAAGCCATGCTCTACGATAAAGGTCAGAGCAGGATCAGGAAGGCCGCTAAAGAGGGTCGTTCCAGCAAGACGGTTAGGCCAGGCAGTCGTAATGGGCAAGTTGCGCCCAGTTCACGAAAACAGAAAAACGCTCGTCAACGTCTTGCAAACAGCGGCCGAGTCGCAGATGCGGCAGGCCTTATTGAATCCATGTTATAAGGGCAATCAGACATGACTATCGTTACAAATACTTTTACTCGCTACGCCGCCAAAGGCATTCGCGAAGACTTGGCAAATGTTATTTTCAACATTTCCCCCCAAACCACTCCTTTTGTCAGCAACATGACCAAGCGTCGTTCTGTTAAGAATACGTTTTTTGAATGGCAAACAGACTCCCTCGCCGCCGCAGCAGCTAATGCTCAGATCGATGGCGATGACCTGTCTGGCTTTACCGCTGTTACGCCAACGGCTCGTCTCGGTAACTATACACAGATCTCTCGTAAAGACTTTGTCATCGCTGACAACCTTAGCGGCGCTCTGGATTTAGCTGGTCGTCGAAGCGAGATCGCTTATCAACTGGCTCGAAAGGGCGATGAGCTCAAGCGCGATATGGAGTTCAATCTTTGTGGCGTGAACCAGGCTGGTGTTGCTGGTAGCACATCCACTGCTCGCAAGACAGCTTCCTTGTCTGCATTCCTGCGCACCAATACGTCTCGCGGCGCTACTGGTACTGACCCCACCGTAAGCAATGGCGTCGTTAATACGGCAGCCGGCGACGGTACGCAAAGACCAATGACCGAGGCCTTGTTGAAGGGTGTTCTGCAGAGCGTTTGGGCTGAAGGCGGCGAGCCTAAGATGTGCATGGTCGGACCCCACGTCAAGACTGTGATTTCAGCCTTCACCGGCATTGCAGCTCAGCGTTACATGGCGCCGTCAGATTCCCCTACCACCATCATTGGTGCGGCTGACGTTTACTTGTCTGACTTCGGTTCTGTGCAGATTGTTCCTTCTCGTTTTTCACGATCACGCGATGCTTACATCATCGATCCAGATCTGTGCGAGTTGGCTACGCTTCGTCCGATCCAGAGCGAAGAGCTTGCGAAGACGGGAGACGCGACTAAGTACATGCTTCTG